CCATCCGGCAACTGGGAGCTGACACTTCGGGCCGATCCAGTTGTGATGGTGATGGCCTTTTCAAGGGCCACGCCGGTTTCGACAATTTGGTTCAGGGCACGAATGCACCCTGGCCAGTCTCTAAAGCTCTCGACCTCCTGCGCAGTGACCGGGCTGGCGAGGATCGTCAGGGCAATGGCGATGCGTTTCATCACAGTCTCCGCAAGGGTGCCGAATGAGCATGAAGCTACGGGTTACAGGGGGCAAGGAAATCCAGGAGACCTTGGCCCTGCTGGCCCGCACTACCGCCAAGAATGTGCAGCGGCGCGGGATGGCGCAAGCCCTTGAGCCGGTCGCAAGTGCCGCCCGGGCGCTTGCACCGATCGACAGTGGCGATCTTGAGGCCAGTATCGGCATCGCTCCTCGGGCGTATCGTGCCAGGCCGCGCCCTGATGGGGTGGGGGTGATGTACGTGGGCCCGACCTGGCCGCAGGGGGCGCATGCCCATCTGGTGGAATTCGGCACGGGACCACGCTTTCACAAGAGCGGAAGGTATGTGGGCGCGATGCCTCCTGACCCGTTTTTGCGGCCCGCGTGGGATGCGAACAAGGCGCAGGTGCTTGAGCGGTTGGCCGATGCCATTCGCGCGGAGATCGCCAAGACGGTCGGCAGGCGCGTCAAGCGCGCCATGAAGGCGGTGCGCTGATGGAGGAGCTGCTGCGCGCCAGATTGATGGCATCTGTGGTCGGAGTGCCCTCGGATTGGGGCCTGTCCGCTCAAGGCAGCACCTTGCCGCGCATCGTGCTGCATCGTGTGAGTGGCGGCGTGGACTACACGATGGACGGGCCGTCTGGCTACAGCCGGCCCCGCGTTCAGGTCGACTGCTACGCAGCAACTGTCGGGGCGGCAAAGCTGCTGGCCCGTCAAGTCAAGGCGGCCCTGTCGGGCTGGAAATCCGGGGCCATTCTCGGGGTGTTCCTTACGACGGAAAGAGACCTCACGCCCGACACCGAGGGCGCAACCACGGTTGGGCGCGTGTCGCTCGACTTCTTTGTTCACCATCAGGAGGCCTGACAATGCCCGCCATTACCGCAACCTCGATGCAGGGCGTCGGGGTTCGCGCGGCAACGCGCACGACCCTCACTTCGAGTGGTAACACCTTCACGCATCGCGCCGGGCTTGGCGACATGCTGATCCTTCACAACCCGACCGGTGGCGCGCTTTCGCCCGTCATCGATGGTGACGGGTCGACCACGGCTGACATCATGGGCCTTGGCACGGTGAACGTGGCCTCGGGCTATGCCGTCGGCTCGATCGCGGCGGGCTCGCAGGTGCTGATCCCGCTCGACAGCATTGCGCAATACCTCAAGGGCACGGTGGACATCACGTCTGGCACCGGCCTTGTCGCCACCCTTCTAACCACCTGATAGGAGAACGCAGATGGCCAACATCGGTTATGGGGTTTCGCTGGCCGTCAGCGATGCCCACCCGGACACGACGCCTGACAACACGATCGGCTACGTGACTGACTTCACCCCGCCCAGCCCGACGCGCGACATCATCGATGTCACCAGTTCCTCGAGCCCGAACATGCAGCGGGAGTTCATCGCAGGTCTTGTCGACAACGGCGAAGCCTCGTTCGACATCATCTGGGACTTGGGGGATACAAACGATGTGCTGCTGCGCGGCATTTCGCTCGAGCGCAACCCTCGTACCTGGCGCGTGTCCTTCGCCCAATACACCCCGACCAAGACCATCACATTCCTGGCCTTCCTGACGGGGTATGAGCGCAAGGTGCCCATGCCGGATAAGATGACCGCAACCGTGACGTTGAAGGTCACCGGCCAGCCGGTGTATGCCTGATGCGGGGTGAAGTCATTCACTCTGTTGGCGGCCGGGACATCAGGTTCCGGTTCGGCAACAAGGCGCTCTGCGCGTTGGAAGAGCGGACAGGCCTGTCGCTCGATGACATCGTTTCCGAAATGGGGGCGCGAAAGCGCCAATCTCTGCATCTTCGGGCGCTTGTGTGGGCCGCGGCAGACCTGCCCACGCTGGACGATGCCAGTGCGCTGATCGACGAAATCGGCGGCGCCGAAGTCATGACCCTGATCAACAGGGCAATCGTGGCGGCCTTTCCGCCCCAGGAGGCGGACGGGGGAAACGGGGAAGCGGCGGGCTAGACCTCGCCGCTTTTCTGCAAGCATGGGTGTCGGCAGGTCTGCCGGCATCGGAGTTCTGGGATGTCACGCCCCGCGAGGCCGGGGTTATCCTGAAAGGGATCGTCGACCGAGAGCGGCGGCAACTGCGCATCCAGCAGGGGTTGGTCTACAGCCTGGCCGAACTGATGAAGTTCGCGGTCAACGATCCAAACAAGATGCCGAAGTTCGACAAGGTTTTTCCGGACCCTGACCGGAAGCAGAAAGCCAAGTCCGACGACGAAATCTGGGCGGCAATGTCAGCATGGGCCGACGCGATGCGGCTCGCAGAGGGGCAGTCTGATGGATCTTGAGATCGGCGGCCTGCGTGGTGTGCTGGAGCTTGAGGCAGCCGCGTTCCAGCGCGGTGTTGCCCAAGCGCAGCGCAGCATGGCCGCCATGGAGGCAAAGCTGGGTGCGGTCAGCAAGACCGTGGCTACCACCGGCGCCCGCGTCGATGCGGCAGGCGGCCGGATGGCGACTGTGTTCCAGCGGTTGCAGCGATCCTCTCAAGGCACGGCCGGCGGGCTGCAGAACGCGGCCTATCAGGCGCAGGACTTCTTTGCGCAGATCGCGGCCGGCACCGATGTCAGTCGCGCGGCAGCGCAGCAACTGCCGCAGCTTCTCAGCGGATTCGGTCTGTTCGGGGTTCTCGCTGGCACCGCTGCCGCCATTGTGCCGACGCTCGCCACGGCTGTTCTCGGTTTGGGCGACAATGCCATGACCTTGGAAAAGGCGCTGGAAGGGGTCAATGATGCGCTGACCAAGACCAGCGACCTTGCCAAGATCGCACAGGGTGACCTCGACGGTCTGAAAGAGCGCTACGGTACGTTGACGCCGCAGGTGCTGTCCCTAGTGGAGGCGCAGAAGCAGGTGGGGCTGCGCCAGTTGGCGGATTCGGCAAAGGCGCTGAATGAGCAACTGACGGCGCTCTATAATGGCAACGCCTGGCTAAATGTGTCGCGTGCCGAGGACCTTGCAAATGGTCTCGGCCTTGGCACCAAAGCTTCGCGCGAGCTGGCAAACAGCCTTACGGCACTCGGGCAGGCGCAATCGCTAGACGACCAACTGGCCATTCTTGAGGCGATCAGGACGCGATTTGTCGAAATGGTCGGGCCAATCGGGCAGATGACGACGGCGCAGCGCGACTTTGCCTTCTCAATCATTGATGCCGAGGCCGTAACCCGCGAGCTGAAAAACCGGGTCGATGAAGTGGCGGCAAGCGTCAATCACATTTCCGGGCCGTTGGAAACGGCAGTCACTGTGGCCTTGGCTTTGAACGACGCCGCTTCTGCTATGGCCGGATACTTCGATGCAGCGGGTGTCTCTGCGGCGGGCATGGCAAATTCCATCGCGGACGCTGCCAGAAATGCCTGGGATGCGGTTGGCGCAATGGGGCAGGCTCGCAGGCTGGCCACCATGCCTGGGGCGAGCATGCGCAACGGCGATGATGAGCGCGGCCAGCAGCGGGACGAGCGGCGCAGTGTCAGCGAGTATCGCACCGACACGTGGATGGAAGCTTACAACAAGCGGACCAAAGCCGCGTCCGGTGGCGGTGGAGGTGGTGGGCTGTCCGACCAGCAACGCGAAGCTGCGCGGGTGTTCGAAGAGACCCGCACGGCGGCAGAGCGGTATGCCCTCGAAATGGAGAAGATCAATACCCTTCACAGTGCCGGGGCTATCGACACGGACACGTTCAACCGCGCCGTTGCTTTGCTAAAGGGCGAGATCGACGATACTGCGAGTGCGGCAAAGGCCTTGGAAAGCAGCTTCGGCACAGCGTTTTCCGCGCTCGTGACGGGTGCCGGATCGGCGCAAGAGGCCATCGGGGCGCTGTTGGGCGATCTGGCAAAGATGTTGGCGAACAGCGCCTTCAAATCCCTCATAGGGGACGGCAAGATCTTCGGTTCTTTGGCCGGGATGCTTGGCTTTGCCAATGGCGCGGCATTTTCTGGCGGACGGGTCACGGCCTTTGCGACCGGCGGCATCGTATCGTCACCGACCGTGTTCCCGATGGCCAAAGGTGCTGGCCTTATGGGTGAAGCGGGGCCCGAGGCCATCATGCCGCTGACCCGGATCGGCGGGAAGCTTGGCGTCTTAGCCAAGGGCGCCGGTGGTGGTGGGCTGACAATCCAGGTGGACGCCCGCTATGCCAGCGAAGGCACCGCCGACATGATTGTGCGTGCACTGCAGGAAAGTGCCCCGGGCATTGTGCGGCAGGCGGTGGCGGCATCGCGCGGCGCAGCGGCGAGGGGGTACTGATGACGGCAGAGCTTCCCATCAGCCGCGTGACGGGTGTTTCGCGGGTTCTGCGGTCGGCCGTGGCCGTGCAAACCTCGCCCTTCACGGGCACCCAGCAGGTGCAGGACTGGGGTGGCAGTTGGTGGGAGTACGAGATCGAGTTTGCAACCTTGCAGGATGCCGATGGCCGGCGCTTGTCGGCGTTTTTCGCCGGCCTGCGGGGAATGGCAGGAACCTTCACGTTCCGTGACCCGTTCATAGAGAATCCGCCAGCCCTTGGCGCACCACTTGTGAACGGCGCAAACCAGACCGGCAACAGCCTGGTCACCGATGGGTGGGGCACTCGACGGATGCAGGCCGGGGACTTCTTCAGCCTTGGAGCCGGATCATCCTTGCGCCTCTACCAGCTGACCGCCGACGTAGTCCCCTCCGGCGGCAATGCGACGTTGCAGTTCGTCCCTGCGCTGCGGTCCAGCCCGGCGGACAATGCTGC